TGAAGACGTCGGCGTCCTCCTTGGCGGTGTACTTCTCAATCGAGTATCTGTCGCCCCACTTCCTGTCGACGGGTCGGTACAGTACGCTCATGGCCTTGTGTGCCGTCTTCCAGAAGTCCTGCGTGTAGACTTCCATATCAATCCACTCCCCGGCGGTGAACTCCTCCCAGTTCGGGATGAAGCCGTACGTCGTACCCTTGAGGTCGAACGTCTCTTTGAAGTTTGTCACCTCCTTCTTGAGTAGCTCGGTGAGGTGCTCGTCGGCTTTCATGATGAGAGGCTGGGGCATCTCGCGGAGCTTGGACACACCGAGACCCGTCACGGCATCGATACGCCTGATGGGGTCGGTCTCCGTCTCTAGGGCTTGGAGGTGCCGAAGCTTGAGGTCTGAAAATTTGGCGGGCAAGCGGAGCTCCATATCTATATAAGGTTGAAGGGGTGAATATCTCAAGTCTACCCGAGGGTGTACCTTCCGTAGTTGGGGTTCGTCTGGTTCCAGGTGATGGCGTAGCGCGAGGCGTCCACGAAGTGGTTGAAGGCGTCGACGGGCTCGTTCAGTTGCCGTCCGTTCTTGTCCTCCTTGTACTTGTAGTTGCGGAGCTCTTTGATGCCGTTCACGCTCCGCTCTGTGATGAGCAGGGGACGCGACCGGAGGAAGTCGATACCACTCCGCACCGAGTCCTGACCCTTCCTTGCGGGGTGGATGTTCAGGCCGTGGCCGTGTATCTCGTCAATGGACTTGGGCTCGGCAGAGTCGGCCACGATCATGGCCTTGCCTATCTCTGCGTCGCGGAGGGTCTGGGCTATGGCTGCGTTGGTTAGCCCGGTGGCATAGCACACCTCATCGAGGCAGAAGCCGTGGCCGTCGGTGTACACCTTCACGATGGCGGTGGGGTCGTTGGTATATCCGAAGTCGAGGCCGAGGTTCATGAGCTTCCACCCGTCGGGAACTTGGGGTACTGCTTTCCAATGCGTGAGAATAGTGGAGCGGGAGACGCCACGCTCCCCGAGGCCGTAGACCCTCCAGTAGTCGGGGTCGGCTTCTTGTAGTCGCTCAATCTCTTGAACGGTGGACGCGGAGAGGAAGGGGTTGTCTCGGTAGGTTGTTTGGAAGAACTCATGGTCATCGCGTGTTAGGACGTGGTCATATATCCAATGGAACTCGTCGGAAGGGTTGTAGTCGATGATGGCCTTGCCGGTGGTGCGGAGCATGAGCTGACGCCAATCCTCGAGGCTTATCTCGTTGGCCTCGTTCACGAAGAGGATGTCGCGTTTCCTACCCCTCACCTTCTGTGGCTGGTCAACGGAGATGAACTCCACGAGGTTGCCGAAGAGGATGTAGGTCGCCTCGCTCTTGTTGTGGAGGTCGACGTTGTAGATGTCCTCCCTTTCAAGTATCTCAAAGAAGTCCCTCATGACCGAGGCACGGATGGCGGGGAAGGTCTTGCGGGCGATGGTTATCACTGCCCCGCTGTTCTCGTTGCGGTGGCACAGCTCGACGAGGGCGGTGAGGATAGAGTAGGTCTTCCCCGAGCGCGTCCCGCCTTGGTGTACCTGTACCTTGGCCGGGCTGTTCTTGACGTGGTAGTATGTGGCGGGCTGTCTCAACTCACGGTCGAGTCGTCAGATACGAACCAGCTCAAAGGCTTCTTCTCGGCAACCTCAATCTCTTGACGCTCGACGTACCCCCTGCCCTTGCCTTTGGTCTTCAGGAGGAAGATGGTGGCGGCGGGGTTGCCCTGGGCGATGAGCTTGTGGAGGTGGTGTTCGGCGAAGTCGAGGACTACCTCGGGGAGGTTGTCGCACGCCTCCTTGTAGGATGGGTCGTCCTTGAGCCAGTTGTAGTGGGTCTGCCTTGAGATACCCACGGACTCACATGCCATCTTCACCACGCCCAAGGCTTTGGTGAGGGCTTCAATCATTGCCAGCTTTTTTGGGTCTTTGATGTCCAACTCTGTCAAGGGATCATCTTGTCGCAGTGCTTGCATTGCTTTGGTTCTTTGGGTTCGTCTTCTGGTTCCGAGCTGAAGGGGATGTCTAGACCCCAGCTCTGGAGTTCTTCGGCTTCCCATTCGTTGGCGAGCATATCCCAGTCCCACTCCCCTGCGTTCAGGTTGTCTTTTATCATGACCCTCTTCTGCTTCTCCTCCGGCCAGTCAACCATGATAACGTGGACGTGGCTCCATCCTAGCCTCTTGACGGCTCGTAGGCGTTGGTTCCCTGCGATGACTTCGAGTTGCTGGTTCACGATGAGGGGGCGTGCCTGCATGAGCTCTGGGTCTTCTTGGATGGAGCGTACGAGCTCGGCCATCTTACCCGTCCGAATGGCGCGGGGGTTACTCGGACTCGTCTTCAGTCTGTTGGTCGCGATACGCGTCGGCTGCGGTGAGGACATTGCGGAGGGTTTCTCGGATGTGATAATCGGATACGGCGAGGTTGAGGAGTATCTCCCAGCTCTCGGTACGTTGGTAGAAGGCTCCGAAGTCGGCCGTCTCCCCGTGGTGCTTCATGGTGAAGACGAGGAAGTCGTCGGACTCGTTGAGCATTCTCTTTACTTTGCGGAGGGTCATGCGTTTTGAAATTCGTAGTAGCGGGCGCGGAACGCCTTGTCGTAGTCGATGAGGTGTTCTGCTTGGCGGGAGCCGTACATGGCGGTCGCGTGGTCGCGTCCACCGAGGAACTCTCCAATCTCGGAGAATGTCCACTTGCTATCGCGGAGGTGCTTCATCATGATTTGACGAGCCTCTACGACGTCGCGGTGGCGGTCTTTGCTTACGACCTTGCTCCATTGGTAGCCCCAACGCTCTGCTGCTCGGTGGCACTTCCTGATGGCTGCCTCACGTCCGAACGTCCGTGGTCTGTCGATAGCCCCTACCATGAGCCACAGGTGCTCGCTCATTCTTTCTCTTTCCACTGTCTTGCGCATACGGCTATCCTTTGTCTTTCGTTGGGGTATTCTTGTGCCATGGTCTCGTCGGCCATGCAGCGGGAGAGGAAGCCCGCCATGTTCTCCTCTGGGGTCGGTTTAGGTATCGGCATTGTCGACGATTTTTTGTAGCTCCTTCAGGAGGTTGCGGTTGCACGGGGCACACCCGCCCGCCTTCTTGGTGGGGCTCAAGTACTTCTGGGTGAGGTAGGTCAGCTCCGAGGCGGTGCGGTGGGCGTTGTCCCTGTTCAGAAACTCTTTGATCCGTTGCACGTCCTCGGGCTTGATATATGCCTCCCACTTCCCAATGGGGCAGGAGGCAGTCTTGAGTCTTGTCTTCGTGGGCATATGGCATCCACACAGGGGGGAGTCGGTGAACGCTTCCTTCACGAGGTCGCCACAGCTCTTGGTCTGCTGGACGTAGTGCTCGCAACCCTGGCAGACGGCGAGCCTATCTGCTCTCTTTTGCGCGGAGACGAATAACATGGCGGAGCTTTTTCTTGGACTGACTGATGGACTCGTAAAGGACGGAGCGGCTGATACCTGACTCCCGCGAGAGTTCGGTCATGCTCCAGCCCTCAAGGTACAACTCGAGCACCGTTCTATCAAACCAACGGAGGTGGTTCGCCATGATGAGTGCCTCCTCTTTGCGTATGGCTTCGCGTATGTCGTAGTCGGAAACCAAAGTTTTTTCGGGTGCGTCGCCTCGGGCGTAGAGTTTACGGAAGTCCCCTTGTGCGAGTTTCCACAGGGCGGTGTGGATATATCCTCCGAAGTTGTCCGCTATCCTTTGATTGCGTTGGAGGGCTCGGTGGACGGAGAGGTAGGTCTCGTGGATGAGGTCGTAGGCGTCAGGGTGGAGGGCTTTCGCTGTCCGTAGGAGCTCGTCGTAGTGCTCCTCGAACCAGAGGTCAAAGTCCCTTCGTGCTTCGGAGCTCATCGACGAGTCGCTTGTAGTGGTAGTACATCTGCTCCAGCTCGGCGTGGGTGAACTTCCGAGTCTGCTTCGAGGCTATGTGCAGAGCCTCTGCCGTTCCCTCCCCGTGCTCTTGGTCAAGGTGAACGCTGAATAGGAACTGTTCCCCGCTTCTCATATTGCAGCGTTTGCATTGGAACTGGACGTTCTTCTCGTCCCACCGTGTGCTCATGCAAGCCCGGCTCATGAAGTGGCCGGCGTCGACCTCCGACCAATGCCTGACGGCTCCACAGGTGTAGCACTCACCCATCCCCCGGTGGTCGGTCGCTCGGAGCCTCACGAATTGAGAGAACATCGTGTCCACCTTCTTCACCATCGCGCTGCGGTTCGGTGTACGGGATCGCTTTC